AGCGTGTACGGTCCATCATACCCGGACGAACTATGCCCCCAGCCTGCTTGATTAAATCTCCATACATTTACGGCTGTGTTTATATCGTCTGTGTCCATGATGAGAAGTTCATCAGGTTCACCATCACCATTACTGTCATGGAGAATTAAATGACCGCCAAGATTGCCTGTGATAAGCTTTGTCGCCCTCTCGATTGCCTGTTCCATTATGGAAGAAGACGGTTTGACTTGGATTTTCCTTTGTTGTTCGACTATCGTATCAACGATGTTTGTTCTTGTGTCTCCGAACGTCGTTGATGTGTAGCGCTCTTCGAGAACGTCCCACTCGGTTTTAATACATTTAGCCGTTGCGGAAAGTCCCAGCGCTTCAAAATAGATATGTACTGTGTCGCAAAGGTCAACCCTTTCCTGAAGCTCTGCGATCTGTACAAAATCAAGGTCTATCGAGTCTGTCGGGCTCGTAAGGTTGTGCTTGCTGACATAGTTTGTCGCCAGTGTTGCGAGCTGTGTGAGTATAGGTGTGGAGCTGTCAGGATTGACATCACTTGAGAAGTCAACTGCGAGATCTCTCGGAACATCAAGAGACAGACCAGTCAGGACCTTAGCGCCTACTGTCTGGCTCCCGTCTGCATCGACATAATAAGGAACGACACCAGTGGCAAGGTTCTCCATGTTCATCTCTTGAGATAAATTGGTGAGGTTCTTGCCGTAGCGGATCTCGACACCTCTGTCGGATCCACGAGCCTGCTTCAGTGAAGCCGTGTAGTTATCATAAGCCCACTCACCGCCATAAACATCCAGAAGGCTCCCGGCTTTACCTCCGAACCAAGAGCGGACAGAGGAAGGCTCTGACACTCTGAAGTTCGCTGTGACGCTCTTGTCGGTGGTAATGGAAAAATTACCCGCCTGCGCTTCGAGAAGCGCACACGCAGCCACACACGAGCCAGCGGAGCCCGTTGTGATGAGTTTTCCGCTCAGGTCATAACTGATGTGCTGAGCGTAGACCTCAAAACGTCCGTCTATGACCTTCCCCACCTTGTAGATGCGGAAGAGCTGAGGCGCGTCCGTGAAGTTAGGCTTTGCCTTCACAATAGCATTGACCTGAATGTCAGAAGCGTGAAGACCTTCGGCCGCGTAAGACATGACAAGCTCAAAGGCTCCGTTCCGCTCTTCTGTGACTTTACAGGATATACAATCAGAGAGCACACCAACACCAAAATGGGATGGAACTGTGCCCTCTGTGACAGATGAGTATAAAATCGGCTGCATGATTGACCTCTTAAATAGTAAAATACCTCGGTACGATCGTCACGCTTGAAGCTGTGCCTGTGATGGCCACCGTGTTCGAGCCCGGAGGCAATATGGGGAAGGCTCCAGAGACCTGGCTGTTCCTGTTCTCCGTTTCGAGTCTGTATGCGTTCAGCGTGTCACAATCTATGTTGATATAATCGAAGACCTCGGCGCTGATCGTGTTGCCTCCGAGCGTGATGCTGATCGTCGTCTGGCTTGCCACCTCTATGTGAATGAGTGGCTTTGCTGTAAAAAGTGTTGGATTGTTTAGCACGGTGCCGTTGGTGACAGTGACCGCATCCTTCGCGCTCTTGTAAAAGCGCTCGGGCCTGCATGTGAATGTCAGCGTGGAACGTCCGACCGCCATCATCTGATTGGCGAAGTCGTTTCCGCCTGAGTAATAAGCAAGACGGAAGAAGTCAGGCTCGAACGAGTCTTCAAGTTCCTGATAGCCTGTTTTTGAGTTTAGCCAGGCTGTGAAGGCGGCGATGCGCTCGGGTAATGTGCCCGAGATAACTCCGCCGGAATCTTCTTCTGTCTCTTCTGCGATCCAAACGTCATAGGCACGCTCAACATCCTCAAAAGCGTCTTGCTGGAAGATGATCGAGCCGTTCCTTCCCGGCACGTTGTAGATCGTCTGTTTTCTTGTCGGTTTATCAAAGGCGGGAGCTTTGCCGACCACCATGCCAAAGTCGGCCGAGCTCTCACCGCCCCACTTTATCAGTCCTTGACTGTTAAAGCCGTTCAAAAAGTTAGGCATAGATTGCCCCCTTTCTGCGTGTCAGGTTTTCGAGTTTCTCCGCGATGACCTCAGCCAGTGCGTTGACATTCTGACCTTCTGCGCCGTAGACGTTTATCACGACGGATCTGTCTGATCCGACTGCTTGCTGCATCATTTCCATGAGTTTGTTGGTTCCTATGAGAAGCTCTGAGCCACGCTCTCCGGCTCCAAGCAACTTGCCGTTTGCCGAACCGAAGATGGTTGCGTCGTTGAACATGTAAGGCTCATTCATAGCCTTGCCATACCATTCAACTGATACAGACGGGATCTGCGGAGGAACCGCAAACAAGTCAAGGGAACCTGTGACTGTTAAGTGTGGGAGCTTCAGGTGTGGAAGTGACCATTCAAAGTTGAAGAGGTTCTTCACGAAATTGATTGAGGTCTCCACGACGTGTTTCACATTATCGAAAACACTGGTAAATTTGCCCTTGATGTTGTCCAGGATGCTCGTGACCTTCGTCTTGATCGCTTCAAAGCCGTTGGAGAAGAAGTTCTTCACACTGTTGATCGTGTTTGTTACTTTTTCCTTCACACTGGATCCGAAGTTGACAATCTTCTGAACAATAGAGGAAAGCCATGCGACAACCTTCTGAAGTCCGTTATTTTGGAAGAGTCCGAACTCCTGCCCGATGCGCTCAAATATCTGTACAAGAGACTTGATGATCTGAGGGATGGCCTTGATGAGTGCCTCACAGACGGCGACAATGATCTGCCAGACGGCTGAGAGGATAGTCATTATGTTATTGGGGCTCATGAGCTCAGCACTGATCTGGCCTATGATGTCGATAAGCGCAGGAAGAAGGACCGGGAGCGCCGTGGAGATTGAGTCAGCCAGGGCACTGATAACGGTCATAACACCTGCGACAAGCGTCTGGACATTGTTGCCGGACGCAAGCCATGTGACAAGGTCCATCGTGAGCTGTGTGAGGCTTGATATGATGATAGGCAAGCACTCGAAGACCGCCGACATGATGCCCGTGATGCCTGTCTGGATGACTGGCAAGAGCGAAGGGATCAAGCTGGTAACGGTCATTAAGCCCTGGACGAGAAAATCAAAAATCGAGCTGACAAGCTGGGGAAGCATAGGCGCAAAGCCTGAGAGCAGAGAACTGACCAAAACGGAAGCGAGCTGGAAGAACTGCGGAGCCATCGCGGTTATGTTCGAGATAATAGATTCGAGTCCGCTTCTGATCTCTTCGATTCCGCCGTTCCCGCTGAAGACCTTGCTGAGTCCGTCCATGACGGAAGTGATTCCCGGAAGGAACTGGCTCATCATGGAACGCTTTACACCATCAAGCGCCGTGTTCATGTTCTGCATAGCGTCCTGATATGCAGCCGCACTCTTGACCGCCTCGTCAGACATTACACCGCCCAGATCGTGAACCTGTTGACGAAGTGCTTCAGTCTCTTCTGCGCTCATGTTGAAGAGCGCACCGAGTTCCGTTGCGCCTTTGCCTAAGAGCTGGCTTGCGAGGTAAGTTCTCTCTGTGTCGTCTGTTACATTCTGGAGCGCTGCGATGGTTGAAGCAAACAGCTCTTCCTGTGACATGCTGGCGATCTGTTCCTGACTGATGCCAAGCTTCGCAAAGGCTTCGCTCCCTGTTTCTGCGGATGTTGCGAGCGTTTTCATGGAACCCTTCAGCGAGTCGATTGAAGCGCCTGCGTGCTGCATGATGAAGTCCCATTCCTGATAGGACTGTGCGGAGATCCCCATCTTCTGACTCATCTTATCGACCTGATCGCCGTATGCAGCCACGTCATTTGCTGAGTCGATGAAAGCCTTGCCCGTGGCAATAGCTGCGCCTGTGACTGCGGTCATGGCTGCACCTATTGCGACACCAGCGCCTTTGATCGCTCCAGCGAACTTGTCGCCGAACTTCGAACCTGACTCCGAGCCAGCTTTGTCGGCTGCCTCGTTTGTGACACCTGTCAATTCTTTGGTGATCTCACCCTGAGAGCCTTCCAAAGACGGAACAATGGTCACGTAAGCCTTTGCGACTTCAATATGATCAGCCATGTTGTCTCTCCTTTATCCACTGGCGCATCTGATCGAGAGGGAGAGCTCCCTTGCCGAACTTGCGCCTGTTATCGTCTTCCTTGCCCGGTCTCGGGTAAGGTGTTATTTTCGGTTTTGTCTTGCCACCCGAAGCAAAAGCAACGAGGTTGGCATTTAAGAGCTGAAGCATGTCATATATATCTGCAAGGATCGCGTTCGTCTTGATCCTTGAGTCCCAAATGGAAACTTCTCCAGCTTCACGGGCGAGCGCACTGTCACCCGGTAAAAATTTGATAAACGAATGGAGGGAGCGCCATGAAAGCGCTCCCCCTATGTCGTCCATTTGATAATTTGTTCTTGTGATGAGGTCGTAGTTTAACGCCTCGCCGTGCTCTTCAACGAACTCCGCGAGGCTTATCATTCCCCCAGTGTTACACCGCCAGCCTTCTTTGTTGCTTCACTCCATGCGTCGATGATCTGCTTGATCTCGCCGATGTTCAGATCATCCATCAATTCCTTCCCGAGATACTTCTCGAAGAACTTCATGACTTCGTCTTCTGTCTTGAGCTTAGCAAGTTCTGAACGCTTGAGCGATGTACCGAGCGGAATAGAGTAGCTCTTGCCTTCAATGTTTACCTTGAGAACCTCTAATTTTTTACGATTTAATGTTATTTCTGGCATGGTTAGACCTCCGTGTAATTATCAAGTTGTGACATCGCCATCGTCGTGGCTGATTGTCCATACGCCGTCAATAGAAGGTGACCAAGTGACCGAAGTCGTAGGATTGAAGCTTACGTCTGCGATGTCAGTAATGAGTCCGTCTTCACATCCGATGGAAACAAGAGTGGAACCATCTTTTACGAGGAAAAGATAAGCCGCAGGCTCTGCGGAAACGTCAGGCGAAAGTGTAACGCTTGTGATGTTGCCGTGAGTCTGGCCTGCTGCTGTGTAGCTGACATTACCCTCACCGAAGAGAGTCTCGAAGACTTTCTTGTTGGTGTACATGATAGAACCGCTGATAACGCCGTTCTCTGTATTGATCTTTCTCTCTGCGATGTTTGCCCAGTTCTTGATCACGTCACCGCTGGGGAGCTTGAGAGAAATTCCGTCTACCGTGATAGCACCGACTTCTGCCCATGCTGATCCGGGGGTTGTTCCGGGCGTGGAGGGAAGCGCAGTGCCCTTCGGAGCTGTAAAGAACATTCCTGTGACTGCGTTACCTGCACCGATTAAAACGTTTGACATAACGATTTGTCTCCTTTGCTATGAGTCTATTTCGAACGATTCTTTATGCGCCGTGACCAAACAAGTCAAAGTGCAAAGTTTCAAGTCAGGACGCACGGGATCGTTCCCCCACCGTGCGAGACTGTTAATTGTGACATTACGAAGAGCACCGAACTGAGAATTAGCCTGAGCTTCAAGCAAACCCTGAGCGGTTCTTATCAGTGTGAACGCTGCTTCATCAGTTTCAGCTCTGGCATCAAGCACCACTGTGAACTTGTCGATCTCATTTACTGAGCTTCCACCTGTCGCAGTGACCAAAATACAAGGTGTGGTGAAGTTTGCGGGAAGAGGTCTGACATAAACGGTCAAATAGTCCGTCATGGCTTTCCTGATCTCGTCTTCAATGTCGATAGGTCTAATAATGTTCATGATATTGCCCTCGTTAATACCTTGTCTTCAGCTTCGGCTGCCGCAGCACTGTTATCAGTAGTTGAAACAAAACCAACCCAACGGGAAGGCTTCAACTTGACATCGGCTTTGAAACCTACATCTGCACCCGCATTATCGGAGGAACCCGTATAATTGGCGACTGCATTTCGGTATATTGCATCCGTGGTTTCTTGGATTACCTGTTGCGTTCCTTCTGACTTCAGGATCTCCTGAAATCCCGCACTGATGAACTCTATTTTCTGAATACCATTCTTAGCCATGATAACGCCTCAAAGTGATATTGATATGCTCAAGTGTTCCCGTCGCAGAAGGTTGGACCCTGACTTCTCCAGCAATCTCGTATGTCTTCGAGTTGAACTGGATCCTGTCACCAGCCTGAATATCTGCATCAGGCGGAGCAAAAAGCGTGTAAAGGTCAGATATGCCAAGAACACGTCCATCTTCCGACAGTGATGTTGAAGCAGGCTGCATAGAACATCCGTTAATAACCTTCGTGGAAATCTTATCTGTACTCCAGTCCGGGATTGTTGAACCCCTCGAAGTTGTTGTTCCGGGACGAATCCTCGTCACGGTCTGATTGCAGAATGACGGAAGCATCAGAATGTCCTCCCTGGTCTCGTCCTCAAGTCGATTGCGCCGAGCTGTTGTCTCTTGAATCCCAAAGCCTTCTCATCAGATGGCCAGAGCTTGATCGCTCCGCTTGAATTTGGCAGTGAATATGACTGCGAAACTGATCCTGCGCTTTCGCTGTACGATGTTGCGGGAAGCTGATACCCGGGAGTATTAAGCTCACGGATAACCACATCACACGTCACCGCCTTTGCGATGTTAGCGTAGTCAGGATCAGAAGCGACCAGCGCATCAATGTCCTTTCCGACATCCTTGCCCTTAGTCCTGATGATCGAGCTGATGATGGGAATGAGATAGGCTGCTCTTGCCTGCTCTTCGGATGTCAGTGCTCTTTTCAAGTTTTGAACGTCTTGAACTGTTGCATAATCTGACATAAGTTCGCCCTCTTACTTCGTTGTCTTTTTAGTGGTCTTCTTCGTCTTCTTGACGGGTTTGACCGCCTTTTCCTCTACGGGAGCAGGAACAACGGCAGGCTCCTTTTCAGGAGCCTTGCCGATCAATTCCCAATTACCGCCCAGCATGGAAGGCGCTTCAATGACCGCACCCGTCTTGACGTTGCGGAACTTCATAGATCAGGATCCGGAAGCTGCTGTCTCGATTACTGCGAAAGCAGAACCATCGAGAATCTTCCAACCGATCCAAGCCTCAGCTCTGAGGTAAACCTGGTTGTGTCCCTTGAGGTCGCCAGCATCAGAATCATTGTCAGGATTACCGTATTCGATAACCTCGAAGTTGATCTTGTCAGCATAGCCCCACTTAAAAGCGTTCTCGAAGTCGCCGCAGTAAGCATACTTGCCAGCAACCTTGGAAACTGTGCTGTTAACGTCAGCAGGAACGCCTCTGATAGAAGCAACCTGAGCGCCCCAAGCAAGTTCAGGATACTGAGGAACACCGGAAGCCTTGAGAGCTGCGAGTGCAGCTGCAAAGCTCTTGCTCATAGCGATACCGGAGAAGTCATAATCACCGATAGCTGCAACAGCAGAAGCAACGTTTGCTTCAGGATCAGCAGCGGTATAAGTAACGGATGTTACGTCAGTATTTGTATCGAAAGAATTTGTGCTGATGAGTGATGTAGCAGCAGCGCCAGTTGCAGGGTTGATACCGTGCATAACCATGATGTCGAGACCGCGAGCGATCTTGCCCTCGAATCCGTCTGTGAAGCCCTTGATGTACTCAAGCTGCTTCTCTTCGGAGCAACGAAGGAACTCATCGGAAACACGAGCGCCATACTCGATCTTAACGGGAGTAATAGGAGCTACGCTGTTAGAATTGGTGTGCTTAGCCTTAGCACCGCCCTCTGCTACGAGGTTTACTTCTCCATCAAGAGAGAAGACCATAACGTCTGTTCCGCTGAAAGCGATAGGTGTCTGCTTAGCGAGTTTTGCGATAGATGACTTTCCCTTAGCGCCGAGGAATACTTCTCTAACCAGTTCAGCCGGGAAACCTGTTGATGTAAATGCCATAATGTGCATCCTCCTATGTTTTGATTAGTTTTTTATGCCGTTGAGAACCTGTCTCAGTGAATTTTTCCCTGAGTCATAACTCTCGCCTGCTTCTGTATTTTTGGTGGGTATCGGTTGAGCGCCAGCCCCCACAAGCTTTTTGAGCGATTCAGCATCTTTGCGGATAGAAGCTTCATCATCTCCGCTGATCCTGCTTATCCACTCATAGGAAAGACCGACCTCGTGAGCGATCCGAGACTTTAAAGAGGCAGTCTCGTAAGCCTTGTTCTTTGCCGTAAGGTCTGCGATAGTCTGTTCGTCGCTCTCATGAGCCTTTTTGAAGTCATCAAAGGCTTTATTAGACGCATCAAGAGCTTTCTGGTGATCTTCTGGAGAGATCCATCCTTCATAGCGTTTCTGCGTGGTCTCACGCTCGCGCTTCAAGCGATCTTTGATGATGTTGTCCAGCTCTTCCTGAGTTTCGATAGGCTTGAAGCCTTCCTGTGTTGTTTCTGACATGATTTTGTCCTTTCCCCGATTCAATCCGTTCGGTAACGTAAAATTTATTTAGTAACCAACGCGTTGTTTTTTGGCTTCTTTTGCCGTAGCACACGCGTGAGTTGCCAAAACAGCAGACTCCATCAAGGCGACTTCAATATCGTCGTCAAGAGTCTGATAACCATAACCGCCACCTGATCCGATAGATCTGTGTTTGCAATTAGTAACACTCTGCCGAAGGGCAGGCTGCCCTTTGTGACAGAGTGTCTTGTTTGCTATGGCGGTTTCAAAGTCTGATGATGCCTGAATAACTTGCTTGACTGTTGCAGCGGTCACACCCTTGAGCTTTTGCTCTTTACACTCCCTCTGGAATGTTTCAAGCCCGGAAGCACCGTCAACCAAGACTGCTTTTACCTTGCACTTTATCAAGAAGTTGATTATCCAACTATTTCCTTCTCTTTGGTCTTTGCAATCAATAGACTCAATGAAGATCTTTTCGTCTTCCGTCTTTATTGCTATGGACAAACAAGAGTTTTGACCATCCCTGCCGAACTTCAGCCCCGCAAATATCGGAGGTTTGAACTTTGGCAAGGTTTCCACCCTGAGTGCATCCCATTCGGGAGCGCTGACAGCGGACTGCTGATTGTAACGGATCCACAAGCCGAGCCGCTGGATATTGAAATCAAGGTCATCACCATTGATCTCGTCCTGGACTATTCTCTCCGTGAGGATAGTCCCGAGCGAAGGCGATGTCTGATACCATGCTTCCTTATCCTTGACATTCGTCTTGTGGTCAACAGACCACTCTGCCCATCCTCCGTTTATCGAGTCACCCTGTAAGGTCTTGTCTCGATAGTCACGGAAGACTGTTCCTGTGGACACCGCCGTCGGAGGTGTACCGCACATGATGGTCTGTGGATTCTTGGAACTTGAAACGACATAATTGAGAGCCGTTTGCTGTTGTGTCGTGTATTCCTGGGCCTCGTCTATGATAAGAAGATCATATCCGGAACCCAAAGCACCCGAACTTGTCCTTGTACGGAAGTCTATGACTCCGCCTGTCTCGATCAGTTCGATACGTTCTCGACCATACCCTTTGTATGTCTTTATCGGAACACCGATACACTCAAGTCTCGCCTTCAATCTTTCCCAAGCTATGTGTGCCGTGTCTGTCAGGTGGGCTGTGTGAAGTATGTGTTCACCATTGAACAAGCCCCATCCTTCGCGCTGGGTCAAGATCTCCGTTTTTCCGTTACGGCGCGGAACCGAATACCCGAACTTGGTATGAACCCAAAGTCCGTCTTCGTTCACGGCCATAATGTCATTCAGCATTAACGCCTGCCATTCCTGACAGACGTTACCGCTCATGTTATACAGTTGGACTGCTTCATCACCATACGACTTTTCATACGGTAATATTACAGATTGAGTCGGAATTTGATTTCCGACTCTATTCATAACTTGCTCTTACCTCCTTGGGACCTGCTCGTGATCGTGTCTGCATGATAAACACCTCACTTCTTAAAATTATTGACTTCTTCTCTATAAAAAGAACTGTTGCGCTCTGTTATATAACTGATGTTGCATCGGCATTTTTCATGTCTTCTCCAAACATCATTACCAGTGTCCATCACTTCGTTATAATCGTATGAGCCTTCCACCTCTCTGCACCATTCGCAGGCTTTGAACTCCGCCGTGCGAATGACCATCGTCTTGACTCCTGAACGATAAAGCATCGCAGCATTATCTCTGATCGAGTCATCGACCACATTCATCGTAAAGTTGACAAGCTGGTCATAAAAACTCTTTTCAATGTCAGTAAAATCAGCATGGTCTTTCAGTTCGGTTATAAGTCCCTGAACACGGTCCATATTGAACTTCGGTTCCTGAAACTTAACACCGAGACCAGCGTCCTTGTTCAGATCTTCCTGTACTTGCCTGCACACGTTCATCACCTGTTCATGGTCAAGGCCAAGTGCACGCGGGAGAAAGTCATCGAGATCCCATTCTGCCGGGAAAAGCATGAAATCATTATCTTTCAAAACCTTCCCGAAGTCTGTTCCTATCCGAGTGGCGAGCTGGGAAGCGGTCTTATAATTGCCTTTCCCATTGTAGATCTTTGTATATAGTTCAGTTGCTCTCTTATCAGCCCGGACTTCTATCTCAAATGCTTTCTTAAATTCTTCGTAAGTCATTATTCGATACCTGTTATGCGACGCATCTTCTCGGCATCAATAAAACCATCTCCGGCTTCAAATGCCTGGTTAAGTTTAAGAACTCCATCACCGATCGCTGACAACATGGCAGCATCAGGTTCAAATGTCGGCTTCCAAAGAGCTTCTGTTTCAAAGATCTCCTCGCGCAAGTAGTTCATATCATCGCGAATACAGGCTCCAAGGTAGCCGACATTCTTAAAACCTACGCTGAAACATCTCTGTGCTTTGGTTGCCGTTAATCTCAAGGACTCATGGCCAGCCTTGATCGCTTCAGCGCTTGACGGATTTGATGTAACAAACCCGAGATCGTCGAGCGTTAAGCCTGTCTCGCCCGCAAACATGGAAGCAATCGCCTTGAGTTGCTCCAGATGCGGAGTGAAACTCGCCATCTGGAACTGTCCGAGTGTCGGACTGTCGCCGTTATCGTCTTTTGTGAAAGTCAGGAGCGCCGACATGGATGCCTGCCATGAATTGAGCATCTCAGCATCCTCCGAAAGCCCGGTTGCGTACTTCTGCGGGAATGAATAGAACTCCGCAGAGATTTCAGACCGTTTAATCGTTCTCATAGCGCTCTTGGCATAATCCATGCACGCTCTTGAGATGCGTGAATGGCCAAACTGTCTCTTAGCATCAGGTCTGTATATGACCGGAACAAGCGCACAGTATTTACAGTTGAACGTTTCTACCGCAATAGGCTTGTCGGGCTGATCGGCAACATAGATCTCCGTTCTTCCAGGTGTGCAGTATGCCCAGCTCTTGACATTATCATTATCATCACGATCAAGAACGGCATAACCTTCAGTCATGAGCTTCGTGTAATCATCAATGATTCCCGTAGCGTTGCTCCCGTCAATGACCTGGAACCTGACAAGCTTTCCAACCTGATTTTCACCGCCTCTTGTAACCAAAACAAATGAACAGGCGCTGATAAGAGAAGAAAGCATCGCATCGTCATAGAAGATATCGGGATTATTCTGATCAAACATCTGCTTGAAGTTGAAATTATCATTATCCCATCCGTCAAACTGAAGACGATCTGCGAGATTATCAACCGCTTTTGCGCACCACCCGTTGACAGTGGTAAACCATCCCAAGCCTTCAGGTGTGGAAATGCCTAAATCCGGTGCTTCTTGCTTCTGCTCGTAAAATCTGTAACGAAGCAAAACACGAGTACGCTTCGTTACAAGTTTTCTTTTAAGATAAACTATGCCTTTCACTTCTTTGCACCTCTAATCTTTTTCATTATGTCATCTGCTGACGGTCTGTCTTCGGAAACGGATGCCCCGATGTTGTCCAATATCTTCTGCATGGTTTGTATTGCCTGAATACGCACCGCCGGGGAGGTTTCCACGTCATCACGTATCTTGATCAGCATCTTTATATTTTGTTCTGTCTCTTTATCAATCTTCATATAGTTCCTCCGGGGGCTCTCGCCTCCAAATGTGGCACAGTTCAGGCTGGGGTTAAACCAGTCTTCAGTGGTCGGGGTCCCTAAGCCCCTATAGTTGACCAGTCGCACGAGAGCGGCAGATCTCTGTTACTGACGTTCTTTTCCTTTAGCTGCGGTTCGAGTATCTTTGATGACTTGATCCTGTTACACGCAAGATGAGCAAGCTGAAGGTTCTCCAAGTTTGCAGGGTCCCCACCCTTCACGATTGGAATGATGTGATCGAGTGTCGCACTCCACGGATCAGGAAACTTCTTATCAAAGTTCACTGGTCTTCCGCAGATTCCGCATACAGACTGTGAAGCAAAGATAATCTTCTTTGCTTTCTGATATGCGTTCTTTGCCCATGTATGATCTGCTCTGTTAGGTGATGCCATGTTACACCTCGAAGCGTGACGGCTTGTCGAAAGTCTCTCTGATATACTGTCCTATCTTTCCCTGCTCAAACGTCTTATCGTTTGTAGAAAGATAATCAGGATCCTCCGGAACTGATGCCAGGTCATACACCTTTACATCAGGATGAATGACATACGAACTTTTATTGATGTTCCCATAGATACTGCGCATCTGAGGTGATGAACATTTACCTATTGAGTTCCTCGCCTTTTCCTTGTTGATCAACATCGGTGTATGCAGATCATAATTCATTTGCGGACACCCGAGTGCTTTTAATTCCTCGTTGGCCTTGAGAAGAGTCTTCGCGTATGAATTAAATCCTCTGCAATCTGCAACGAGTTCTATGATCCTTCTCTCAAGCGTTCCGTCAACCATGTTGACGAACTTCCCTTTAACGGGCTTCATGATGAAGAAGTCATCATTGAAGAGATAAAAGTCTTCGGTGATATCCTCATTCTCAAGGACTTTCCACATGGAAGACTTGATCTGATCCCACTTATTAACTCCTGCCTGTTTATGCTCTATCTTTCCGTCAGGCTTAAAGCCTTCGGGCTGGCCTCCGATGAACCAGACTTTCCGATGCGGGAAATTCTTTTCGACCGACCGGAGCGAATACCTAAGCTCATCTGTATCGAGCTTTTCCTTCAAGATATAAATTACATCCAATTTTGACATGGTTTATTGCCTCCAAATAAAAAACCAGCACAGAACGTGCTGGCGCAGAAAGGAGGATTCAGACTCAGAAAGTGTGATGACAAGTAATTTCTGCCTGCCTGATTTCCTACATACATAATAACTCTTTTTTAAGTGTCATTTTGTGCCATCTTTACATAATAGGCATAATCATCTGACATGTAGATCGGAACAAAGCCGGGATAACGCTCATTAAAGAGTTCGGGTGTGAGATCATCCTGGACATGTACTTCATAAGGATTTCCATTCTTCTCCCCTTGCTTGTACTTGAAGGGAACGGCAACGATCATATTTTGGCATCTTGATTTGGCATACTCCAAAACACGCTGTGCATCTTCAACGGACAGGTGTTCTATGATGTCACCAAAAATGATCAGGTCATACCAATCATATTTGAAGTCCCTGATATCGACCTCGAACAAACGGCGATATTTAGCAACAAGATTAAATTTACTTATGTAAGGCTGCCAGACTTCCAATCCATCCATTGTTATGTAGTCCCATAAAAGATTGAACCACTTTCCGTTACATGCACCGACATCAAGACATTTTGCACCGCTCTTGAAATGGTCCTTTATCCAACGGACCGCTTCTTCTTTGCCTTTACTGTAACTACCCATTATTTACCTCCAAACGTGCTTTTATAAACTTTGTTATCCCAAAGATAAGCCTGTCTCTGTCTGACCGCTTCCAAAAGTTCGATATCTTCTTTGTGTCTCAGCATAAAGTTATTCAAAGCGTGCTGTTCTGCGATCAGGTCTTTAGGTGTTACTGTCTTTGACAGACTCTGCGGATTATCAAAGCAGTGAACCATGTGGATCCTGTCTGAGCAGTATATCCTCCGAGCCTTACTCAAACACTCAAGATTAAAAAGCTCGTCTTCGCCATGATCCAGCCCCGGAATAAAGCGGATATCTTCGAGCAGCGATGCCTTGTAGACCTTGTTCCAGACACCTACCCAAAAATCAGGAAGCTTTTCAAGACTATATGTGCCTTGCTTGTTGTAAAACTTGATGTAGTCATACCCGTTTGCCTGTCGCCTTCTATGATTGAGCTGGATCATCTTCTCTCTCGGTTCTTCCTTAATAGCCGTTACGAGCTGGTCATAAGCATCCGGAAGCATAAAATCATCAACATCAAGAAAAGTAATGTAATCAGCTTCGAGTTCAAGCGCTTTTTCAATACCTGTGTTCCTGGCACAACTGACACCACGTCTTTCACCCAGCTTGATCAGATAGATCATATAACCCTGATTGTCATAATTATCGACTAAGTCAGCGCCGCCGTCCGTGCTCCCGTCGTCGATCATGATGACCTCAAACGGTCCCGCGATGCTGTCAAGGCATCGCTTGAGATAGGGTTCGGCATTATAAAAGGGTATTATCAACGCGATCATCATGTTGAGCCCCCTCTCATATCTGCGCCGCAAACTTCACACTCGGTAACTTTTGGCAGAAATTGCTCGGTAACTTGTATTTTATGACCGCAAAAAGGGCATACATAACCATTTGTAAAAGGGTTTTCAAATATTTTTATCCACTCACCTTGCGGTCTTTCTTCATAAGGTTTGCCGTTTGCTATAATACTTTCCGCTATGTTATCCAATTCTGACTTGCTCTTTAATAGTTCATACGCTTTTTCAGGAATATCAATTATCAGTTTCATTTTCTTCACCTCTCATATCTGCTTTATATGGTTCGGGTAATGGTTGCCAAGCGATTATTTCATTATCCATAATGCCCCAACCATACCAAAAATGTGCCTCAGTATGACCTATTGGTTTTCCGTACTTGTATGCTCTCACCTTGCCAAACGTAGTTGAACAAAGCACTTCCTCAAAGTCATTTGTTGTAATATCTTTTCTTTCTTCGGGCAATCTCTCACTAACAGGAATCCACTCGCCTTGCGGTCTTTCAATTTGTGCTAATATGTCGGTCTTTGCTTTTTCAACCATTTCTTCTAATTGTTCTTTATTAAACGTTACACTAGCGACAACTTTTGTTTCAGGTTCAACTGTCGGAGCATTATCGATTAAATCGAAAACATGACTAAAAATAGTTTCGTTTAATTCGACATACCATTCGCCCAATAAATTTTCCTTTAAAGCATCTGCATCAATCAATCTCATTCTTCTTTCCTCCAATATTTGTTAATATCAAAATGCCAACCCTTGACAGGTTCGGTTTCTGCATAACTGACCTTGTAAACGTCCGTCCAATGTGAACCGTGTTGCATCATTTGTTCGTAAGACGGCATAAAAAGGTCAATCAACGGCATTGTCACATACCCCGTGTCCTCCGCAACGTACACCTTGCCGTCAATCAGGAATACGTCGCCATAATTCAATAACTTTGTATTGATTCCGCACGTTGACGGATTCCACCATTCTTCTTCCCTGTGACAGATCGTACCCGTCGAAGTTATCCAACCATTAGGGAAATTGTCTGTCCCGTCAGAATACACACGATAACCGCATTCCTCTGGACAGTAAGCCGTTATGAAATAGTCGCCGATGTACTCATATTCCATTGTCACATAAGACAGACCGACATTCCCCAAGTAATGAGGTTGGAATACCAAGTTGTGATAATTTACCCAAGAATTGTTGGTGATTTCCGGTTCGGAAATCGGAGTCGGTGTGTGAATGGGAACAACTTCAGAAACTAAGACAGGTTCATTTACCATCTGTTCTCTGACCGCCAGCTCGTCAAGGTCTCTCACTACTCCGAGAACGGATCCGGACAGGATAACGAAGAGCAAGATAACAATTACCATCTGCTTATTCATCATCATCACCAAGCCACTCGTTTTCAGACATCTCGCCATCAATAAAGAGTGCATCCTTTTTGTTTATGACCTTCTTCTGTACCAAAACTGTAAGCAGTCTTCCGCAGAACTCACCCAGCTTCGCTGCAAACGTCTTTTCCATAAACTACCTCCTTGATCTCGTCTTCGGGAATGTACTGCCTGATCTCGTCCAGGCATTTGTGCATATATCTGTAAGGCTGTCTTTGTGCATAGTTGTATTTGATTCCGATCTGTGACCATGACAGCCTGTTTATGTACCGGTCATAGATCATCCTGTGCATGAGCTCGTCAGTAACCTTGTCAATAATGGCCATGGTCTTGACATTCTCGACAGCTATTTCCTTGATGAGCTTGTCGATCTTCTCGCAGAGAAGGCTGTACTCGATATTCTTTGTCTCCACGGAGTTCTCGCCTGTCTGCGCCGGAACGAAGTCTGAGTCATACTTACCAATGCCTGAGAGCTGGGAGATTATCTCGTCTTTTCTCTTCTCATAGGACTCGATATCGTTGTCTTTTCCCCACATCCGTGAGAGCCAGATATGAGCTTCCCACTGTCTTGTTGAAAGATTCATGTTATGCGGTCCCTCCATCCCAAGAAGTATGTATCGAAGTCAGTTTCATCATTCATTTGCCAGATCTGAATGAAGAGCCCTGCGTATTCCCTGCACCAGACCTTAGTCAGATCAAGTTTGGAGATCTCAGCATCTTCGGCAATTAGTCCGGCTTTGGCCATGACATCAAGAGTGCCTTTTGCCAGGTTATCGAGATCAGGCCTCGTATTGTTGAAAGTGCGGTTCTCGTTCTTGGCGAGTGACTTCTTATCAAATGCCCACAAAAGTCTCACGCAGAGCTTTCCGCTGTAAGGTGAATCGGGAACGAAAGGATAAAGTTTCCAATAGAGCTCTTCATTGGTCTTCCTGACTTCGGGTTTCTCAAAGAAGACCACGTGTCCTGCCACGACTCGGCAACCTTTCTGCTGTGCTGTGCGTGTACTGGGCGATCCCTTTATCACAAATTCAGTTAGCAGCTTCATTTCTTCTCCTTTCTATGCTTGCCGTGACTTCCTTCAAAAAGCACTTGTCCCCGGTCAAGTCATAAATGCAGTTCACGGCTTCCTGGAGTAGATCAAGAACGTCAGCCGTGTCAGCGTTCTTGATGAGTGTCTTTCTGCACTCGGAGGAATGGATGATCCTGTCGGAATTTTCCAGAAGTTGTCTTCTCCATGTGTTGTATGTGTCGGTGTACTGTTTGGCAGTGATCATTTCGGAAGGCTCCTTACTCTGTACTTGGAAGATCGGAAAAACTCTCCTGTTTAGGGAAGGAAGGGCGGGCTCTTAAGCCCTTCCTTTCCGTTAGGGAGTACGGTAGTATCTCCTTATAAGTCGGTCTCCCGTACTTTTTTGATAAAATTTCTTTGACAATTAACAAAAATCTATCCTCCGAACATTTCCCTTTTCGAGTTCAAAAAAGAGTGATTCCTGAATGTATTTTCGAAGCGTCTTTTCGGAGACTTCGGAAACCTTGAGCATCTGTGAGAACTTCGCAAACTCGACTCCATCGACTGTGATATGATCGACAGCTTCGAACGCATCCTCAATGATCTGGTTCTTTTCTGACTCGGTCTTCTTGTTCTGATTCTGAATATTTGTCTGAGGATCACCTTCCACGAGCGCACCTTCCAGAAGTCCTGCCGTGTCCACATAGTGAATAGGAAACTTGAAAAAGATATTGATCGGATCCACGTCCTTGAAGTCTCTCAGAACGAAAGCGAGCTGCATAGGCTTCTCGCCTTCCTTGATCTGCTCACCAATGGTCTCAAGTATCACCTTGTCAGGCTCCAGGAAAGACAGGTCACAGATCGCATCTGCATCTCTCGCAAAAACTCCTGAACCGGATCCGCGGTCAACAACCTTCCTGTTGCCGACGGCACCCTTCGGATGATGGTGATCGTATATGATCGCCGCGCCTGTCTCATGTGCTATCTTATCCAGGGCATTACAGAAGATACTGATGGCTTCCGCACTGTTCTCATCACCCTGTTGGACCTTGTACAAAGGATCCAGGATGATGGCCTTATATGGTCCCGTGTGCTTGCAACGTCTGATGATCTTGGCAGCAAGCTTGTCCAGAGGTATCGCATAACCTCTGAGGTTCCATGGGCAGATGTTGTGACAGTTCTCGGTGAACTCCCAGCCGTTCGCAAAGTAAATGGAACGGAAACGGTGGAACAGCGAAGCTGCTTCAACCTCAAGATTGATATATAAGACTTTTCCCTGTTCACATGGGAATTTACCAAGCCACGGCTTGCCTTCTGCAATACAGACCGCAAGTTCCTGTGAAAGACACGTCTTGCCTGCCTTGCTCTCGCCTGTGATTATCATCTTGTTGCCTTCACGGAGTATTCCTCCGATCAGTTCGGGCGAGAGTTCAGGCGGTTCCTGAAGCTGATTCCAGAAGTCAAGGATCTCCGGCAGATCGTCATCAAGACTGCCGATGTAGTCTATCCACTTATCCCATGACTCACAGCCGATGTTAGTGGCGATGAGATACTGCTTCTTTCCGTTGCGCTCGATACCGGGCATCCTGGAGAGTCTTGACGGGTTTTTGTTCTTGGTATCAAGTTTTAAACCCGACTTTTCGCATACCTGGTATAAAAACTGTATCTTCTTTGCGTAGTCTTCTTTGTCTATCGCATTGACCTTGACGATAGCGTGAATAGACTTACCGCCTGAGTGTACAAGGCACGCAACGGGAAGCTGCATCTGCTTGATGAGTGAATACTGTTTCTCAAGGGATATGTCATCGCACTCGACAAGGGCGTATCGGAAGTCAGTGACGTTCGCATTGGTAACACCTTCTCCGTTGAACGGGTTGAATCGGATCCAAGCGCCTGACTTCCTGTCATAGTCGCCTACGGCATAGGTAATATCGTCATAGTGATCAAGGTCTTTGCAGATCTCGCCTGCCGTTCTGGAATATACTCCACTGTTGGCAGGGTAATACTTAACGTTTCCTTCCTCATCGGTTCTCGTAGCTGATTTGACCACATAGGCGACAATGTCGTCAGGCTGAAAGAGAGTGTTAATATAAGTGGAGAGCTGCTCACAGGGATTCCAGTTCCTCGGAGGTTCGGGAATGGGTTCACATTCCGCAAAACCTTCGTCAACGATGGGAGCCGTGTCCTTACCAATGACTGCATCCCACGCAAGGAACTTAGGCGGCTCGGAGGAGGCGGTTGTTCTGTTGCTTTCCCAACCGCCTTCCTTTGCCTTGATGGTTATGAGCGCACCCGTGACAGGATTGAGCGTATCTTCATGAAAAGTATTCCATTTTGACTCGCACTCTCCCGGATGATACTTATGCGAAGACTGTGACCATTTATTCCAGTCCTGCCAGGCATATCCTTCATGCTTCAGAGCCATGCCGACCTGATACCAGACCTCATAATCGTCAGGCGATATATAATCCAATAACGGAATGAGATCGAACTTTTCCATATCAGACCTCGAAAGGCATATCGCTCATGTCAGGCTTCTTCGGTGCCTTCTGTGCATCACACTCAAGGTATTTGTCGATCTTGTTGTTCTCACGCTCGACTCCGTCGTCACCCTTCCACTTCTCCACCTTGAGCTGACAGAGACCTTCCTTGCCGACTACGTTGTTCCAGTCCATCTTGTAGGACTTGCCGTGTGTCTTCTGACCGATGCAGCGGAAGAACGATCCGAGCTTCCATTCCATCTTGTCAGAAAGATAAAGTCTGTCCTGGACAAAAGCATTACCCTGCTCACCACCGTACACAACGATCTTGAGGATGGCCATAGGGCACCCGTTGCCGATCTTCTCGGAAGAGCCCGTGTAAACTGCCTTCTCCAATTCCTGTACCATGAAAGGGTACTTGCCTGCCGGAAGTGTCACCCTCTCAGGTGCGTCCTGTGTGATCTCTGCGTCCCATGCTAAGAATTTGTTGTCTGCCATAATCAGATACCTCCTGTAATTTTGTTATAGATGGCTTTGTATTCTTCGTTCGTTGTATTGCTGGAGATGCCGTACTTAGCGACGATCTCACCCTTCTGCTCCTTGGTCATATCTTTCATGAACTCACGGAGCTTCAGCCTGTAATCAGGTTCAGGCTGTTTAGTATTGGTAAACAGATGAGCGATCCCGTCAAAAGACATATCCATCTGATCAGGAAGGCTGTATCTGTTCTTGGCATCCCAGCACGGATGATGAGATGTGTACATCACTCTCCTGCCGCCTGTGGCCTTCTTGCTCTTCGTTGCCTGGTCAGTGATGACATCCGTCTTGTAGTTGCAGAAGAGGACCATATCAGCCCACTCCTTGAGAAGCGGTGCGGTCTTCTTTGTGAGCTTCATTTCCCAACGGTCATACGCTCCCATCTCGTCCGGCTGTTCAAACTTCCGCATAGTTGCATGAGCGGTGAATACCACGTTGATACCTGCCTCTATGCACTTGTCACAGCTCCTCAGAAGGTTTCCGAACTCTTCCGTGACATAGACATACCCTTTGCCGTAGCCGAAAGACTCTATCCCTTTGACGTTGTTCTTGCGGCACACCTCTTCGATGCAGAGCTGTTCTGCCCAGTCTGCCGTGTCGATGACGAGCGTCTTACACGGTGCCTCTGCTGCTGTGTCCTCTACCTGTGTGATGATGTCATTCCAGCTCGTAGGTGTAGGATAACGAGCGACATCTAATTCCTTTGTCGAGCCTTCCGTGTCGATGAATACGGGATTAGGAAACTTGGAAGCAAGAGTTGACTTGCCGATTCCTTCCGGTCCGTAGATCACGACCTTCTTGGCGGTCTCAACTTTTCCTTTTGTAATGGGAATTGCCATATTAACCTCCTTGTATATTTCAAATAACTGTTTCCACTGTGCGCCTGTTGGTTTCTTCCGCTTCGAGTACATATTCGACATAACCCATTCCCTCCGAATCACCGAGCTCTCCCGGAAGTTCCTCACCGCTCTTGTGGATCCGATATCGAATGTTATTAACTGCCTGCTTCTTGGACACTGCCCATGTATCGCCCATGAAATGCCTGCAATAGTTCTTCGCGTAACAGCCGTGACCGTGGCCTACAAGGAAAACTTCATAATGTCTCTTTTTCGGGCTCATCTTTCGCCTCCCAGTCTTTACATCCGTCATCCTTATCCACGCCATAGATGGTGATCTTACTGTCTTTCAGATGCGCTCCTGCGAGACACCAGCCTCCGAAAACGGAAGTGTCACTCGCCTCGTAGTAGCGACAGTCTCCGCACCTCATCTGATCCGCAGGGATTCGCCCTGCTCAATGTGTGCTATGCCTGCGAGAATGTTGTCTTCGTTCTTGAGATCTTCAAGCATGGCCTTCTTATCGACCTTCGGTTCCTGGGGAATGAGATACTTTGAAGGAATACCTGCGAGATCACAGTCAATAACGCATGAAGGCGGATTGCTCTGAATGGAGACAGTGAACGTACCGCACTTGAGCTTCTTCTCGCCTGCTGCGTTCATGGCATCCTGCATGAGAGTCTTGATACGCTCTTTGCCGTTCTGCTTACTCTTCTTTAATGCCTGGAGTCTCTTGATTTCTTCGTCGATAACGGCGATCTCACCGTCAACGATCTTCATATACTTGGCGACATTCTCACCCTTATCAGCGAGAGCTTCTGTCTGGTTTTCCCATGCGTCTGTGATGACCTCATCATCAACAGTTCCGTCTTCAATCATGTTTGCAAGGAGTCTGAAACCCTGCCCTAATTCATAAATACTTGCCATTCTATTCCGTCCTTTCTAATTACCACTTCTGTGAGAAGTCCACGTCTTTTCCTACTGTGTCGTCAATGATCTCGATAGTCTCCGGCTTTGCGCAGAGCTGCATATTTTCGAGCTTGAGCTTGTGGTTATATTCCCTGAGTTCCTTGATGGTTCCTGCATCAATGGAAAGTTCCACGATCATGCCTGCTACAAAACCGACTGCGGCGACTCCTGCCATAAGAATGATGTTAAATAAATTCATCAGCGCCTCCTGTTCTGAACTGCATAAATGACCTTTTTGGTTCCCTTCTTGCGAGGGTTCTCAAAGTAGAGCTCGTCGTTGAGAACATAGCCAACGTCGAATAAGATGTCTCTGATAGATGCCTTGAAATAGTTCTTGGCTGCGTTTTCGATATCCCACGAGCCTGTCTTCTTGTATTCAAAGACCAAATACACTTTCCGACCTTTCAATGCTTTGTACTTTTCCATCTTGCTTTTCCTTTCTTCGATAGATCTCATCAAATTTCCCGCACCACGCATCAAGAGCGTTTTCCATGTCCGAATAATCGTACTGTCTTGAGTTCAGCAGCTTCGCCACGATGTTGCCTGCTATGGCTTTCTTTTCCGCCCTGGTGAAGCTCTTATTGCCGTATAAACAGTCGTAAAGTCTTCTTCTGGACATACAGCCTGCGTGAGCTAACTCTGTTTGGTTTTTGAAAAACCTTCCAAGTGAGGGATAGAGTGAGGTGTTCATACTGACTCCTTTTCTTCACGTTTCGTGGGCATAAGGATTAAAAAAAGAGACTCAATAGAGATGCCGTAATACTCAGCCATCTTGATCTTGATCTCATCACGGGGAATCCTGTTGCCCTGTTCATACATAGAAAGAGCCGAAATACTAATACCAAGAGCCTTTGCAACTTCATCTTGACTTCGATTTCCTCTAAGTGCGATTAACTGTTCGTTCATGGTGACCTCCTTTAATGAATTTCACGTTTCGTGATGTTTAGAATATACACATATCGTGGAGTTATGTCAACACGTTTTGTGAAGTTTGTTATTGCACAATTACACAATTCGTGTATATAATTACTTTGAAGGATGGTGTTTATATGGCTAAGTTTGCGGAAACATTGAAATGTTTAAGATTATCACGGAAAATTACACAGGCTGAACTTGCAAAGGCAATCGGTGTGAGTCCCTCTACTATTGGAATGTATGAAGCTGGTGAGCGTCAGCCTAATTTCGAGATGGAAGAGAAGATTGCCGACTATTTTAATGTCACTCTTGATACTCTGAGAGGTATCAAAGAGGAAAAGAAGCCTGATACACAGGCTATACTCGATGGCATTTTGAATGGAAGCATAAAGAAATTGAACGAACCGAACAAGGCAAGGCTCATGGCATATTATCAGGCACTTCTGGACACACAGGAGGATGAGGAATGAACACACCACGCTGGGATGGTCAGAGATGGCGAATACAGACAAGAAAAGACGGGAAGAGATATTCCTTCTCGTCATCCGTTCCCGGCGCAAAGGGACGGAAGGAATGTCAGAAAAAGTACGATCAATGGTACTATGGCGAAGCATCAGGCGAAAAGACAGTCGCCCAGGTCACAAAGGAATACCTTGCTGACGTAAAAGCAAGATGTGGTGAAACCTCTCCTGCCCTGGAACAATACGAGTGCTATACAAGGCTCTACATCGTGCCTGTGTGCGGTCCAAAGAAAATATGTAAAATGACACTCAGGGATTGGCAGAACGTCATAAACGGAGCGTCAGGCAGGAATAAGCCATTATCTGAAAAGACTCTCCGTAACCTCCGAGCGATCATAATGTCCATTATCAAGTTTGGTTATGAGGATTATCAATGTGAGCTGCCGCGTGGTGAGCTCTACATTCCAAAGGGACACTCCAAGAAGGAAAAAGAGATCTTGCAGAAGGATGACATCATAAGACTCCTGGAGCCTTCTGATCTTTTCTACCATCCGTTGTTCTGTTTCTTGCTCTTAACGGGTATGCGTCCCTCGGAAGCCTTGGGATTAAAAGCTTCTGAAATTTCCCAGGATAAAGTCATCATCAAGCGCGGTATCAATGCCAGAGGTCATATAACAGAAGGTAAGAACGCTAATGCAAAGCGAGTCATACCTATTGGGGAACTGGCAAGCGGGATCCTCCGACAGACGATCCAGCGCAACGAAGATCTCAATCTTCATACAGATTGGATATTCTGTTCTCCTGATGGCTCCCAAGGCAAGCAAAACGGAATGAGAAAGCACTGGACGAAGCTCAAGGCGGAACGTGATCTTCCAGGCACCGTGTACAGTCTTCGCCATACTTTCATCAGCATGATGAAGAACGTCATGCCGGAGCAGATGGTGAAGGACATTGTGGGACATAGTGTTTCTTTCGATTCATTCGGCACCTACGGACATATCTTGGAATCTGAGCATATCGAAGCAGCACAGATTATTGACCTGACTTTTGGTGCCAAAAATGGTGCCAATAAGTCCACAAGCGACGGACAAAGCAACTGATCAAAAGTGAAAAGTCCATAAAACAAGCGGTTTTTGAGAACGGATGCTCAAACCTGTATGAGTTCAAATCCCGTATGCTCCACCAATAAGAACGCTTAACCATATAGGGTTTAACCGTTCTCTCAAATTTTTTGGTGCCATTTTGGTGACAATTTGGAGCAAAAGAAAAACCCCACCGCATAAGCGATGGGGTTTTTCTTTACCAGAGGTTATATGGGCAGAACAGTGATGTCTTTCCAAAACCCCTGCTCCCCGAAGAGAGCAGAGGACAAAGGGAAAAGCAAGACCGTAGTCTTGGTTATAGTAAGAGAAGTTTCCATGTTTCTTCATCAACAATGCCGTTCGGCTCAAGGCCGTAGTTGGTCTTGTAGTTATTGACCGCCTGCTCAGTGTCCCAGTCAAAGTCACCGTCAAGCGGAAGCCTGTCACTGAATCCGAATTCGTTGAGAAGAGCCTTGATGGTGTTCACCTGTCCGCCTGTGCTTCCTCTTGATAATACATTCAATTCTATACTAACAGGACCGGAAGGAACAGGTGCAGGCTCGGGAGCAGGCTCAGGCTTCGGCTCTGGTGTAGGATTTTCATTCATGAGCAGCTTCATTTCTGTATTGTACAGAATGTCGCAATCAACACACCTGCTACCAACTCCGTCAACACTTCCTTTACTCGTGTACTGCCAAATATCACAGTA